CCAGCAGGAGATCAAGGATCTGCTCGAAAAGGCCGACCTGCTGGAGAAGAAGTACCCCGACCCAGAGAGCATGCCGAACGAGGACCGCGAGCAGGTCCGCAAGCTCTTGGACGACGTGGACGGGCTGGAGGCAAAGCTCGCCACGCTCGAAGACGCTGACATGCGCCGCAAGCGCATTCTCGATCAGCGGCAGAAGCTCAACCGCCCGGCGCGGGACTCGTTCCGCCCCGACTACGGCGACGACGCAGAAGGCAAGATGTTCTCGCCTGGCACTCAGTTTCTGGACTCGCTGGAGTACCGGAACCTCAAGCAGTCCGGTGCGCTGAACTCGAACATGAGCCGCGTCGAAGTCGGCGTGGTGATGGCAGAAGGCACGAGCCTGCTTCAGTGGGCACGCGCAAGCAAAGCGCTTTTGACTGGGGCTGGCACTGCGAGCGGCCACTCGTTTGTGATCCGTGACCGCCAGCCGGGCTATCTGGACATTCTCCAGGCTCCGCTCAACGTCATCGACATTATCCCGCGCACGCCGACCACCTCCGACACCATCGAGTACGTGCAGGAGTCCACCTTCACGAACAACGCCGCGTTTGTTGCTGAGGCGACCGGCTACACGGCCTCGACGCTTGGCGGCACCGGCCTCAAGCCCGAGTCGGCGCTCGCGTACACGACTCAGCAGGCGACTGTTCGCACGATGGCGCACTGGATTCCAGTCACGAACCGCATGCTGGCTGACGCGCCTGCTATTCGCGGCACCATCGACGGGCGCTTGCTGTTCGGCTTGCAGCAGAAGTTGCAGAGTCAGATCGTCAGCGGTGACGGCACTGGTGAGAACCTCACTGGCATCCTCAACACGGCTGGCGTCGGTGTTGTCAGCAAGGGCACCGACTCGCAGATCGACGCGCTGTTCAAGGGACGCACGTCGGTGATGTGGACTGGCTTCGGGACGCCGAGCGCGTACGTGCTCAACCCGACCGACTGGCAGACAATTCGCCTCGCACGCGAGACAACGAACACTGCCACGCCGGGTACATATCTGTTCGGTCCGCCGAGCACGACCGGCCAGGACAGCCTGTGGGGCATTCCTGTTGTGCAGGACCCCAACATCACGCTGGGCACTGGCCTGATTGGCGACTTCAACCAGGGCGTAACGCTGTTCGACCGCGAGCAGGGCGCAGTCCGCGTGGGCACGGTGAACGATCAGTTCATCCGCAACATGCAGACGATCCTGGCTGAGCTTCGCGTCGCCTTCGTGGTGTGGCGACCCGCAGTGTTCGTCAAGGTCACGGGCCTGTAGCTCGTGAAAGCGCCGCAGCTAAGACTAACCCTCCCTGCTTGGCTGCGGCGTGCTTCTTCTGAGTCGCCGGCTGGCGATACCGAAACTGCGAACTCGGTACCATCCAGCCAGTCGGCGGCATCTCGGCGTTGGCGATTTGACAAAGCGCGCAGAGCGTGGCGAGATTACGAAACGAAATGAACACTCCGTGGCTCACGATTGTCGTGCCGACTATCGGTCGGCCGGAGCTATCGCGAACGCTTGATTCAATCGATAAGCAACACGACGTGAGCGCTGTGCAAGTGCTTGTTGTTGCTGATACGCATGGCGGCAGGACGCCAGCGTTAGAGCAGGCTCGTGCCGAAGTGCTCAAGCGAGGCTCGCGCTATCGCTGGATGGAGTATGACGGCTCGCTGCACATGGTCGGCCAGCCGCAGCGACAGTACGGCATGGAGCACGCTGCAGGGCAGTGGGTAGCGTTCACTGCTGACGACAACATCCTTGAAAAGGGCGCTATCGCAGCAATCTGGCATGAAGTTGCGGGGTTGCCGCACGCAATGCCGATGCTGTTCAAAGTGCGCACGTGGCAAGCTGGCGTTGTGTGGCAGCGACGCGAGTTGCTGCTCGGCAACATCGACGCCGACTGCATGGTTGTGCCGAACATCCCTGAAAAGCTGGGCAAATGGCGCAACGTGTACGCCGGCGACTTTCACTTTGCCGAAGACACAGCAACGCTCTGGACGTACGAACTTCACTGGGCAGACGCATTGATAAGCCTGGCGCGTCCAGGCGAAACGGAGTTGTGGTGGCGGTAGAGCTTGGCGTAAAGACTGAAAACTCCGTAAAGCTCAATATCGGCTGTGGCGCATATCCAATTCCGGGGTTTTTTGGTATTGACAGCGCAGCAGACAGTGCTGCTGATTTGCGAATTTCAGTCCCGCCGATCCCGTACGAAAACGAGACGGTTGACGAGATTTACGCCGGCCACTTCCTAGAGCATCTCGACTATGAGGACGGCCAGCGCTTTCTTGAAGAGTGCTATCGCGTGCTCAAGCTCGACGGCAAGCTCGGCATTGTTGTGCCCGATACGCGCGAAATCATGCGCCGCTACCTCGGCAACATGGGCGATTACGGCCAGCACGCTGATGGTCGCATCTTCAAAGTCTCAGACCTTGACGACATTTGCTGCTACTGGCTGTTCAGCACGGTGCAGCAGAGTCACCACAAATGGGCTTATGACTCAGAGACACTCGCGCGTGCGTTGCAGCGAAACGGGTTTCACATCGTTGGCGAAATAGATCGTTTGCTTGATCCTCGGCTGAGCACGGGGCAGTGGTATCAAGTTGGTTTAGACGCTATAAAGTAGTTTGCGTAACTATGCGTTAGTGCGCGGTGGATAGCGCTTGTGGATACGCTGAAGTGATGGCCGAGTTGCTTATACGTCCAACCAAGCTTGCGAAGTTCTGAAGCAGCTAGAACGTCAATGGCTTTGAGTTTAGCTTGATAGTTACTCTCTCCGGCTTGGTTTGTGAACTTCGCTCCAGGCTTGCAGCGTCCCTTAGCGACCATATCAGCCGAGTTGTCAGCCGCCGTGCCGACAAACAAGTGCTCGGGTCGGACGCAAAGCCGAGCATCGCAGTGATGGAGCACCATCGGTGCTTTAGGGGTGCCATACTCAAGCACATACGAGTGTCGATGTGCGTAAAGGGATTTGCCTTGACGAGTCAACTTGCCGTAGCCGTTCTTGAATCTAGAGCCAGTCCACAGCCAACACTCGCCGGACTTATCAACCTTGGCCCAGAACAAAACATCCACTCCGAGCAGTATACCGCGCAATGCGGCTGGGATTCGGTGAAGTGATGGCACTCGTCAACTTCCCGACCGTCCCAATGCGCCCGAAGCCGCCGAAGCCGAGAAAGCCGCCGAAGAAATGACTGCGCCGCTGTACGTCACGCTTGACGAACTCAAGGACCGGCTGCACATCACCGATACATCGCAGGACTTCGCGCTAGAACGCGCCCTAGACTCGGCCTGTCGGTGGATAGAGAATGCACTCGGCCGAAAGTTCTACACGTCTGGGCTGTCTGAGGTGCGCTACTACACGGCAGATACGTGCGACTGGCAAGTCAAGATAGACGACCTGCTCGGCATCACTGAGCTTGCAACAGACGGCGCAGACAATAACACGTACACCACGATCTGGACGCTCGGGCAAGACTACTTCCTTGAGCCGCGCAACGCTGTCGTCAAAGGCCAGCCGTTTACGTCAGTGCGGCGGTTCTGGCCGACTGGGCGCTTCAGCTTTCCGGTGTGGGATCATGCCGTCAGAGTTACGAGCAGCAGTTACGGCTACTGCGTGCTCGAAAACTGCCCGCCTGAGATACGCGAAGCGTCGCTGCTCATGGCTGAGTCGATGGCGCAGTCAGTGCTTCTCGGCAGCTTGTCGCAGAGCGGCGTCACGTCGTACAAGATCGGCACCGAACTCAGCGTAACGATGGATGCGTCAGCCGCAGCCAACACGCGCGTAGTCGCGCCTCCTGGCGTCAACTCGCTGCTCGATCACTTCCGGCGTTTCGGCGGCTACGTGTACTGATGGTGTTTGCGTATCAGGCAGCGCTCGATCAAGCAAAAGCGCTGATCCAAACGACGTTCAACACGACTGCGTCTGTTCGTCGCAAAATGAGCGTTGTCGATACCTCTGGCGGCTCTACTGACACGTACACCGAAGTCGCGTCGCTCGCGTGCTCGTTTTCTCGTTATCAAGTCACGCCTATCGAGAGGGAAAACACGTTTACAGTGCAGACGATTGTCGAGTGGATGTTTGTGTTTCCGTTCGGCAGCGACGTTCGAAGCACTGATCGCCTTGTTGTCGGATCGCGGACGTTCGAGGTCGTCTCGGGTGCGTCCGGAAGTTTGGAAGTTGCAACGCGCGTTCTCGCAATGGAAATTACATAAGGAGCCGCTATGGACGAAACGACCGACGAACCGACAATGCAAAAGGTTGCTTGCCGTCACTGCGGCACTGAATCGGAGCATATGTCGGACGACACCGATTGGCTGTGCAAGGCGTGCGACCATTATCAGGACACGATTGCATGCCCGACGTGCGGCCAGCCGATGCGCATGAGCTTGCATCCCGACACAGCGAAAGAGAAGGAGTAGCGCATGGCACGAACTGCCCTTACAGTCACCACTACGGCGGCGGCGGGGACTGTTCTGCCGGCTGCTGTTGCGGTCGATCAGGCGAACGGCAACCAATTTACGAACACCGGGCGTGAACTCATTGAGATCACGAACGGGGCTGGCTCGCCAATCACCGTGACGTTCACGACCAACGGGGTCTACAGCGTTGGCTCAGTACAGTACCCGATTGCTGACCTCGCTGTGACGGTAACGAACGGCACGAGCAAGGTTTGTGGCCCGTTCGACAAAGTCCTGTTCAACGACGGGTCGAACAATGTTGACGTGGACTGGTCGAGCGGCACGTCGATCACAGCGCGCGTAATTAGTCTGGGGTCAGCCTGATGGCGCGCACAGCACTCACCGTGACGACGACTGCTGCTGCTGGCACAGTGCTGCCTGCTGCGGCTGCAGTTGATAACGTCAACGGAAATCAGTTCACGAATACGGGGCGTGAGCTAATCGAAATCAACAACGCCGACTCATCGTCGCATACAGCAACGTTCATCACCAACGGCGTGTACAGCGTCGGCAGCGTCCAGTACGCAATCAGCGACCTCATTGTGACGATCACCAACGGCACGTCGAAAGTGTGCGGACCGTTCGATAAGGTGCTGTTCAACGACGGCACCAACAACGTCGATGTGGACTGGTCGTCAGCCACCGGCATGACTGCGCGCGTTATCAGCCTGGGCGCGGGATGACTGTTCGCGTGTCGGTGCGGGTTGACAAAATCTATCGGCTGCAAGCGAGTTTGTCTGCGAAGTCGCAAGAGGCCGTCAAAAGCGCAGCGTTTATCACCCGCGACTTTGCCTCATCGATCAGTCCTGTTCGGACTGGCGCTCTGCAGGCGTCGTGGTACGTGAGTGGCCCTGGCAACGACACGACGTATCCCGAAGC